GCATATATCCGCTTCCAGCATAGTTTGATGAAAAGTGTACAGCAATTGCAGAACCATCAACAAGTTTAAAACCGGGGCACGATACTGTTCTAATGCCTCCATTTGATGTCGATCTGCCAAACCAAATACCGTACTTGTCAATAGCATCGTTGAACGTTTCCGCATTAAGTGGGGTCCCTTCTTCTGTTACTGTTCCTTCTTCCATTGTAACGTCGTACTCTCCATCAGCACTTGTTGGTGTCAATTTCATACGGCCTGGATGTTCAACAACCCTATCTTTAAAAAAATTAGCCATAACTGCACTCCTTTACTCTATATGTCCTTCAAAATAATCATCCGGCAAATCCTCCTTTTCGGGAATGTCGGTAGTTCCCAATGACGCCATGATCGGAGACAGGATTGCCATGACTACGCCAACGATCACGGGTTTCAATGCCGGGTCGATTGAGAACTCACCGACAAGCAGGTCAAGGTTTGCAATAATTACGCCGATGACGCCTTGCAGAATTGTCCGCAAAAGTCTATATTTTGCGGAGTTATTAATCAAAAATCTGTTCATTTGTCCCTCCTTTACAACGAAATATCAATATAATATTCAACGATATCATACGAGCCGGACAGTGTACCTGCTGCAGGAATGAGAATCCAATAATCCTGCGAGACTCTTACGTCAAAAGTCGGGACCAAAGTCCATCCATCACGGTTAGTTGAATACGCAGCGAGAAACGGCTTTTCTTTTGGTACGTTTGTCGTGAGGGCATACACTTGTGTTGGTCCAACCTGCACAGGAGTCAGTCCACTCTCTGTTCCCTTTTTGGGAATTAACTGATTCAGGATTGCAGACAGCCTCCCTATATATGTGGATAATCCAAGTGCCGACTCAATTGCGTCCAGCTCAGAATCTGTAATAATTGGGCCGCTTACCATCTTCCAGTATGTACCAGTATACACAAATACAATGACTTGATCCGCGTCCCACGCGCAACGCATTTGCCCCGATGCATATTGACCGGTATCCAAAATGTTTTTTGCTCCAGTTGAGTTTACATTAAGCGTAACCTGACCGTCGTATTCACTACCATATGTAAACTGAACAGCAATAGTTGAACCGGTTACAAGTGTGAAACCCGGGCAAACCACCTCTTTTGCTGCCGTATTTGCCGCAGTTGTACACGTTCCATACCAAGCTCCATATTGATCCAACATCCCGTTAAATGTTTGTGCATTGAACGGAGTTCCCGCGGTTGTCACGGTTCCTTCTGCACGATCAACATCATACTCGTCCGAGCCGCCGGTTGCCGTTAGTGTAACCCTGCCAGGATGTTCAACAACTCTGTCTGTGAAAAAGTTTGCCATAATTTCCCCCTATGAATATTTTCCTCCAGCGTTAAAGCTATCTCCAGCATACAGATAAGACGTACCAAGTTTTTCTCCAACGTAATGGTTGAGCCTTGACAGGTATATGTATGCAGCCAACATGTTATAACATACAAGCTCGATATCCTCCACCGCGTTGATATTGTTCCATGTCATGTTACTATCAGCAACGATCGGTGGGGTGTAATTTAATGCTGTGCAAACGTTTTCCAAGCATGTGAGCAGTTCCGTCCATAACGTTGTGGTTATAATGTCATCCCGTGCCCAAATCGTTTGACTAATTGCAGATCCTGCTATTGGGATACCAGAATTGACACACGCATCATACAGCCATTTGAGATTCCCGGTTATCCTATCCATATCCTGATACGTCATCACAGACGTTCCATCCGTTCTATCTGTAACCGGTGTAGTCCACGACATTAAATTACCCCCTTCCTGTAAGTGATGTCAGCGTATGTACCGCCGCCCTCGTGTGTGATTGTGATATTCTCGAGCGTTATATCCTCATACGTTCCATCAAGCCTTTTAAGCTGTCCAATATCGCGCGGCTGCAATCTCGGGTCACCCTTCCATCTAAACGAACCAGATTCTATTGACCTATACATTGGCGAGTTTAGCATGTTCGGATAAATTTGAATCGGTGACGACGTCATTGTTAGTGCCGACATTTGACCAATGATTGGAGCGTCTCCATAATCGTAATTTATCGAATTTCCCACACTTGTATACGTCACAGCTTCATTGTTCTCACTAATCGCCATGCCGTAGATATCAAGGTCTATAGACTCGGCATCAGAATCGATTATATCAGCGGTAACCAACACATTCCACATTTCAGACGCTGTTGTTATTTTGTGGCCAGGTGTTGTATCATATGGCCAATTATCATAAGCCTGATCCCACGGGACAAAGTTTGAATACAATCTTTTTGTTGTGGCATTAAATTCAGATTCAAAATTACTCTTAGGAATATCTCCATCGTTCAACTTCATTCCAACTGAATCACTGTTGTTTATGACGATTGTTGGCATTGAATTTGCTACTCTGTGCCCCCATTCATTTATGGGAACGACAGGAAACGTACAGTAAAACGGAATCCTTGTGTGATACGTTGCCTGAAGCTTTGCGGCGATGTCATTGTCTGCGTACGGTCCGAGGTATAACCCAATAACCCATGCATATGCTTTTACATCGAAGTTGAGTGAAGTTCCAACATTTTTTATAAACGTAGCAGTTCCAACCTTTGTTGCGTATTTATCTCCGACAGGCATGCTCATATTCCAAATTCTTGTCCATGACATGTTTACTTTTGATATTGGTCTCTCTATGTTTGTTTGAACCTCTCCGCAGTCACTCTCGTCGATAATAAACGACCCTGTGCTTGGGTTTGTTTTCAATGTTGGAATGCCAGCGTCAACATAATTAAGCATGAGCCGATCTTTTAACTTTCCACGACCGTCAAGCAAATTATATGTCTTGTCCGTTATGTTTAAGCACTGATTAGCAAACGCTATAAGATCTCTCGCTTTTGTTGATTTTGGAACTATCCAGCGATATGAATTATCCGACCAATCTGTGGACACCTCTGATGTATCCGGTGTAATGCCCGCCCTTTTGAGGAAGTAGAGAATCGTATTTAAGAAACGGCCGGATTCGTTTTCAGTGATCGGTGCATACGTTTCAATATCTTCCAGAAAGTGAACAGCATCAACGGCATGAATTGACATGATATTATCTTTCCACGTTATTTGCCCGGATATATAAAACTCCCTGGTTGGTGACATATCACCAGCATATCCAGCAGAATACGTTATTGGTGTGTCTTCTGGGATTGACGCAACAACGCGTGTTATATCACTGTCATTGTATACATCAACGTTTAGCTCAGATTCTGGCAGCGTTTGATTCACCAATGATAAATCCGATCTTAATGACACATCCGCGCGAACTATGTTCGCGTTGTTAATAACCAGCGTTACCCCAGGAATTGCTGAACTAACTTCTACACGACTATTTGCATTGCTCGGCGTAAATGTCATTGAAGCGGACGCGGCATTTACCTGTATAACAATTTGATTTCCAACAATTACCGACGTTGTGCCTCCGCACGTCACAGAGTACGCACCTGTAACATTTAACGTCAATCCTTTAATCGTGTCAGAGCTTGTCGCGGTTAACTCCAAATTCTGTCCAACATGTCCACGGACACCAATCTTTCCGTTTTGCGCTGACGGTGTAACACTTGAATCGTACAGTTCACAAGTCCCGTTAAGGGGAAATCCATCCTCTTTGAGATCAGCCAGTTTTCTCATTGGCCACGCCTTATAACTGTAATCAAGGAGTGCTGAAGAGTCGTATATTTTTGCCGTTCCAGAGTATCCTGAATAAGTTAACGGAGCTTCATCTGGAATATCGAGCTCGATTAGCACCTGCATTGGGTCGCGTATTTGTTTTGCGTTTTGAATATCAATTCCAGACATATTTTCTCCTTATATTTCAAATAACTTTGGTTCTGTTCCATATGAAGCTTTGCCTGCTCCACAAAATGATCTAGATCGCATGTCTTCTCTTGCATGTGCGTTAATAAATCTCAATGTGAGGCCAACACCTGACCACGCTACGTTCCCGTCAGGGTCTGTCAATCTCGTTACCTTTGCTGATGTAACGGTTGGAATAACTGACTCCGTAACGCTTTGGTTAAGCTCGTTAGAGAAAACCAAGCTTACTGCGCTTCCGGATAATGCAAGAATCTTTTGTAATTGGCTCTGTGGGATGTTGTCCCAGGTAAGCGACAAATCTGCATATCTCCAGCCAACAATATCGCCAACGCGCTTCCCTGTGCATGTTTCATACTCTCCGGCATAGATATATTCACGGGACAACGTGAAATCATTGCCCCGGAATATCTCTTCTCCATTAAGTGTGATTGTATTAAAAATTCCAATCATCGTATCCCCCTATCCAAGGATTTTCTTGTACTGGTCATAAGTTTTAACAACAGTCTCACCAAGATCAGGACCACCCTTAAACAGATAATTCTGTATGGTGATCTCTCCACCAGCTGCGGCTCCCTGTACCATGTTGTTCATTGCAATGCCGTTAACAATGCTATCCGCCATGGAGTTCATCATTTGTTGCAGTCTGTCAATCGGGATAACCGCCTCTGGACCAGCTTCACCAACACCAATTACAGATGGGCTATTGAAGATACCACCTTTCTTGTACCAGTCAATACTGAAGTGCGGCACCTGTGGAGGATTAAGCCCGAACTTCCCTTTGATTTTGAAGTGCGGAAGCTTAATCTTCGGCAACGACCATTTGAATTTGAATATGCTTTTAAGCTTATCAACAATCCCTTTAATTATGTTGTATGCCGTCCTGATCGGTGCTGTTATTGCATTGCCGATAGCCTTCCACATCGTCACGGTTACGGTTTTAATGGCCTTCCATGCGGTTGTGAATATTGTCTTGTAGAAGTTCAGCAAGCCCGTGAAGTATGCCTTGATAGCGTCGAATATAAATGTTGCCGCCGTCTTTATTCCATTCCAGCAGGTAATAAGGAATGCTTTTACCTTATCCCAATTCTTGTAGAGTGCGACACCTATGGCAATTGCCGCAGCTATTGCCGCAACTACAAGCCCTACTGGCCCAAGAAGTGCTGTAAATGCTGCGCCCAACACGGGCGCTATTGCTATTATACTTCCTATCGCCGACGCTATTGCTCCGAACACAATCAGAAGCGGACCGATGACCGCTGCCAGCATTCCAATAACTACAATTATCTTTTGTGTTCTTGGTGACAGTTCGTTAAACTTGTTTATCCACTCTGTTAGTTTCTGAATAATCGGCGTGACTACAGGAAGTAGAACTGTTCCTATTGCCGTTCCAAGGTCCTGTAGTGATGCTTGTGCAATCTTGATGCTGTTTGCTGTTCCGTCACTGGTCCTTGCAAAGTCTCCTTGTGCGTCCTTCGTTTTATCAAGGACATATTGATAACGGAGCATCGTTTTTTCCGTCTGGGTCATCGCACTCCAGACAAGCCCTTGATCTTCGGCGAACTGCTTCAGGTTTGTATCAGTCATAACGACACCGAACTTCTTTAGTGCTTCAGATTCACCAGTGAATATTCCTTCAAGAGCTTTTGATGACTGATCAACACCAACGTTGAAGTACGAACCAAGGTCTGCAGAAAGCCCAGCAAGCGTTGTTGACATGCCTGCAGCTTCCTTGTCTGATATTCCTATGCCCTTAGCGAGTGCACCAAACGCAGACGCGGCGTCGGTTGCTTGAACCTTCGACAAGCCGAATTCTGTTTTTGCGGTATCGGACCACTTCTTTACAGCCTCGGCATTGTCACCAAAAGCAACATCTAATTTGTTAAGGTTCTCTTCGTAATCTGATGCGTATTTAGCAGCAAGTGTGTACCCAGCAACAATCGGTGCGGTTACTGTCGTTGTGAACTTCTGTCCGACCGAGGTCATCTTGTTCCCGAGATCCTTGAACTTCTTACCAAGTTGCTCAAATTTAATATTGTCAAGCTTCTTTAGTTCTGCCGTGAAGTGCTTCAGTTTTGATTCAGTCTCAATAATTTCTCTTTCAAGCTGCCGATATTCTGCAGATTGCTTATCCGCGCCCGGCGTCTCCTCAAACTTTCGTTGCGCTTCACGCAATGCATCAAGTTTTGTTTTTGTTTGCTGAACTTTATCCCCGAGCAGCTGTTGTTTTTGTGCAAGCAGTTGCGTGTTTCCAGGATTGAACTTCAGCGCCTTATTGATCGCACGCAATTCCTTGTCGGTCTCGCGTGTCTCTTTGTTCATTTCGCGCAGTGCTTTTTGAAGCTTTGTTGTATTGCCCGAAAATTCAATTGTGATTCCCTTGATGTTTCCAGCCATGTTTATTTACCCTCTGCGCTCTTCTTCTCGTCTTGATAAAACTCTTCAATGACCTGCTCTTCAACCTTTTTGATATGCGGATGTGCAGGCGTTCTTCCGCCATTCCTGTTTGCGTGTCCGAATTCCAACAGGTGCGTTAACTGATAATGGTTTTTGTTGTACACGGTCGACATTGTAGCTTTTATGCTGCTTCCCTTACCCTCGGTTTTTAATGTCCAACTCCTTGCATACGCGCCAGTTCTTTTCGGCGACTGCTCTCTGAGGAGTGTTACGGCACGCTTTCCGGCTGCCTCGACGTTCTTGTCGTTGTCCTTATCAAGGTCTTCCTTGTAATCGTCAAGAATCTCATTGACAGCGCTTTCCAGCGTGTGGTTTTCGTCTACTGTCCATTTGTTTCTTGCCACTTTATCACCCCAACAGTGCATCAATATCGGCTTGCGTAGCCTCTCTCTTGTGAACAGTTTCGCGCTCTTTCTTCTCTCGATCTGGGTCCATAACTTTATCGTATTCAATTATGTAGTCGACGATTTGACCCATCTCCATTGACATTATAGCTTCGTACGAAAGCTTTCTTTCGGCCCCTGCAATATAGACTGTATCAAGTCCTATTTGCGAATCTTCTTCAGTCCGTTCAGGAGCCTTTCCCCGTTTTTTGAGCTTACCGAAGATTCTACGATCGCAGTAAAGAGTTCTGGAATTACGACGTCGAGCGGGAACTTTTCAAAACTGTTAAAGAAGTCTTCCGGTCCGCCAATGCTCTTATCCGCGTTATAAGCCATCGCCCATAAAACTTGATAAACGGTAGTGATTTCCATTCCTGCAAGCTTGATAAAGGCATCCGTGATGGTGTCATCATTCATCAGGTTCTTTATGCCGTCAGGTGTAACTTCCGCCTCACCATTTTCAAGCATTGTTGCAATAGCACTAACAATCGACTCAATAATTGGCATCAGATCTGGGAATATATCATGCCCAAATCTATTTCTATATACAAACAGCCATCCGGCGGAAGTATTCAACTCCACTTTCTGGCCTTCAAATTCGATAGTCTTAATCATTGTTTACCTCCCTTGCTAACAATAAAGTGACTTTCCGGGGCGAGAGTTTCCCGGCCCCGGATTGTCTCGACTTCCTGTTGTGGGGAACTTCCCCATCCTTGGCTGTCATTGCAATTAAGTTGTGTGCGGTACCGGCGGGTTGGTAAAGATTGTCGTATAGACAGCACTACCGTCAGTATACGCCGCACGGGTTACGCCAGTCTTGTTATCGCCATTTACAGTAAACGGCAGCGTCGCGGTTGCAGGCTCGATCGAATCTTCGGTTGTGCTGTATTCTCTGCTGATCTGTCCGATAGAGACGTTGTAAAAGATTCCCCTGCGGGCCTTGTCATCGCCCTCTACCTGGAACGCAAAGTATACAGTCTTGTTCTGCTTACCCTTAATCTGCGCAATTCCACCGTCGGCCAGCTGGCTGTAATTCATGAATGTGGTTTTAAATGTGTCATCAAACAGCGCATTCTCAATCTCTCCACTGTAACCGTTATCGGAATAACCCGACCAGTATGTTACATTGTCCGCATAGAACTTATTCTCTTCTGTTTCTGCGTCCATGCTAATATTCACCGTTCCCGGGATAGCATACGGAGTGCCCAGAGTTACCGAGCCGTCAGTTCCAACAATGTACTCGCCAATATGAAGATTGGAGACGCCGTACATTACTTTGTTAGCCATTAATAGCCTCCTTAAAATGTGTAGTAGATTTCAAATACGTCCTCGGCATCGATGTAGATGTCTTCAGACTTTTCATACTTGAGCCCGTTTGAAAGTAGCAGCGCTTCAATCTGCCCCTCAAAATCCGGGTCTTTCTTCTTAAAATAATATTCAAGCCGATATCGATCAGCTGTTACATAATAGGTGTTGTCGGCTTCGAATTGATCTTGACCTGCACCGAGTAGCACAAGGTACGGAACCGTTACCGGTTTTGAATGGTACCCGTACGCAATCGGTTTACCAAGCGTTGCCAGTGTCTGGTACATCGTCATCATTCATTTCCTCCACTGCCTTGTAAATGTAAATCTTCATTGCAGAAGCTTTTACCAAAATAGATGTAATTTTCTCCAACTTTTTCACCAATTCTGTGATCTTTCCATACAATGTGATTTATTTCTTGGTCTTCTACTGGAGTTTCTGGTTCGTCTGGAGTTTCTGGTTCGACATCTTGCCCACCAGGCTCAGGCTCCTCATTGAACCCAGCTCTTTCCTCGCACACAAGGTTAACAATGTCACGGTTGCCGTCCCAATCGACACGAACAACAGTGTACAGCTTTCCTTCGTGCTCCAAAACCTTTTCGCCTTGATAGTCCTCTGTATTGGAGATTCTGAAAGTCTTTGACGGATGCAAACCAACCTGTGACGCATTATAGAACTCACTCTCATAAACTCCACGCTGTTGTGCGAATATTTCACGGTCTGTGGTAGTCCTGATTTCGTTCCCATAATCGTCATGGGTGATGACGGGTTCTGATTTCAACGTTATTACCGTATCAAACATCACTCATCATCCCCAATCCAGATTGTGTAACCAGTGCAGGTAGACAGCTGCGCCTTCTGCTCGTCGTAGCTCTTCTTGAACTTGTAGTAATCATTCTGTGCTACGTTGCCGAAGTTCATCTTACAGTATGTAATTACAGCCTGCGTTACCAACATATCCGCATTGGTTGTAAGAACCTCCACTGAAATATCAGTTACGCCAAGATCGAGCAACGCCGCACTAATGAGTCCATTAAGCTCGTCATTATAGGCTTCCGTTTTAATTCTCAGCGCCTGCTTCACTTTCGCCAGCATTTTCTGCCTCCTGCCTCGCTTGGTATTCAAGGAAAAAGTTTCTTGTTACTGTGTGATACCCGATATGTCCAAGTGATATTGTCGGATCACACCAAATTCGATAGCCGCACTCACGGGCCCGGATGCAGAGCGCAATGTCTTCTCCAGCTCCCATGAAAGGCGTGAACATTTGCTTGTACTTTGCGAACACTCCCATAAAGACTTCGGTTTTCATCAGCACGCAGCCAAAGCCGCAACCGCCGATTTCAAACAACTCGTTGTCAATTCTTGAGAAGTCCGACCATATGATACCTTCATCGGTACGTTCAAGCTTGTCGAACAGTACCGGCGTGTAAGGCTCAACTCTCCTAAAGTACAGGCCTGTTACAATGTCCACGTCATCCCTCTCCATGTGCTTCATCAGCCTCTGGAGAGTGTCCGGCGGAAAGGTCATGTCACTGTCAAACCACATAACATAGTCTGCCTCTGACTTGATAGCTTCCCTTGCGATATCGTCTCGCGCAGCGTAGATCAGTGAGCCAATCTTGAACATAAGGCCAAGCTTACACTCTGGTGCTCCGACTGATGTTAGCCGCGCGAGCGAATCCGCAAATTCTGCGGGCACTTGATTCATACAAGGCACGCCAATTAGTATTTTTTTCATTTTTTCCTCCCTTCCCGCCGGATTTAATTATTTCGTGATCTTCACGAAGGCGCCCGGCTGAGTTACGCCAATGCCGACATACTCACGACCCAGAATCTCGATCAGATCCTCTTTCTTCTTGCTCATCGTATCGAACTTGAAGTCGATTCCCTGACCATTCGGGAAGTTCGCAGTCACGCCACCCAGGTCACCAACAATTGCATAGGTGTTGCCAGTGGTCGCAGCGCTGTAAGCCTTGATGGTGTTGTTGAAGATGACCGGGCATCCTTCAAAGATGTCGGTGCTGAAGTTTCCACCATACTGCACACCCTTGAACGCAGCATAGGTCTGCTTGTTCATGATGATAGCCGGGTTGGACACTTCATCGGACAGCTGACCCAGAGCGGTGGCAACGGTAGCCTGACCAATGCTGGCCTGAACAACCTTCGGAATACCAACGCAAGTGGTTGTGGAAACGGTTCCGCAAGCCTCAATCTGGACAATAACCTCATCGGCAGCCTTCTTGGCAATCCGATACGCCAGCTCTTCATAGATGTACTGCAGGAACGCCTCACCACGCAGGTCATACACTTCATCAGAAATGCTGATCCACTTTTTGATGCTTCTCGGCTGAATTTCCACAACACCCAGTACCAGGGTTTCCTCAGCAACAGCTTCTCCGCCCTCAGTGTGGAACACAGCGTCAGAACCACTAATTTCAAAACCAACCTTCAGGTTGCCCTTAATGAAGGTTTTCCGAACCTGAGACATGATGCCTTCATTCTCCCAAGCGTGGCGGACGATGTCCTCGACAACTTCGGGAACCGGAACAGAACCGGACACGTTTTCGGTGAGCAGCGCACGGCACTCAGCATCATTCTCGCTCTTAATGTACTCTGCAAAAGCGTCAACATACTCAGCAGTGTTTCTTACTTCCATGTTTGTCATTTTTCTCTCCTCTGTTTTGACAACTTCTTCGATAACTTCAGTTACTTCGCCTTCTCCAGCAGCTACAGCTGACCGGATTTCGGCTTTCTTTGCTTCTTCGTTTGCCCTCTCTTCGATTTCCGCGTTAATTGCGCGTACTTCCTCTTCGAGAGCGTTCAGATCAACTTCGGGATTTTCGACCTCAGTCGCGATCTGGGCCTTTCTTTCCTCAAGTTCCTGAACTGACATTTCTCTGATTTCCATTTAAACCTCCGCAAGAATTTTAATTCTCTTGATTTGCTCTTCGCGTTCTTCCTGAAGCCGTCTCTCCGCGGCGCGAGCCTCGATCTCTCCGTCAATTCTCGCTCTAGTGGAAACGCTTAAGCTTGTGCCTGGATTAGCCGGAAAGCTAACAGGCGAGACGTCAAACACCTTAGCTATCCGATCAACCACTCTTGTATTTGTGTCGCGTTCGATATGATCTTCCGCAACAGTAAAAGCGAAGGACATTTGCGGGTAATTACCGGCCGCAATGTCTTCATAGAGCTCGCGCCCTCTTCGCGTTCTACCAAGATCGGCCTTGTTCCACAGTCCATGCTCGTCAGTTCCGAGTTCAATAGTTCCTGCGGACGACCGTGCGTAAACCGGACCTTCATGATCTACCCTGAACACAACGTCGCTCATGTCAGCATCGTCAAATGCGTGCTCGTCGATTCTTTCATTCCAGTCTACTCCATCAATTGTCATAAGGGTGTACGGCTCAAATGTGCTCGCATATCCCTCGACCCTGTAGTTTTTTTCTTCACCTTCGACCTGTTCTGCGATTCGCAGCTCCATCAGTCTATAATCTCTTTGCTCATTCATCCTCGCTCACCTCCGTGGCCTCATCTCCGAAATGCTGTCCGGTCGCAGCATTAACGAATTCGCCACGAATCGGAATCTTATCACCAATACCATCCGGAAGCGGAGCCATGTTCCAAATCTCTCTGATCTCGTCGATCGTTGCGATTCCACGGTCCGCCCAGATAGCAGCTACCTCCGCTTTCTCTTTATTTGAAAGGTATTGCAGTCTGTTGGCTGTCGCCATAACCCTATTGCCGGTTGACTGCTCCCTGAAGGTAAAAAGCATACGCGTCATGACTTCGCTGAACTGAATAGCAAACGGCTCAACCGCGCCCTCATAGAAAGCCGACCAAGCGTCACCGAATGCAGCGTTTGTCAGTACGTCTTCATTCACGCCGAAATATGCATTGACATTGTCTTGTATAGCTTTCCTCTGATCAGCGTCAATCACCCACGGTTTGGCTTCAATTTGCTGAATCGAAGAATATGTATTGGGGAACAACAGCATTCCGCCGCCTCTTGCCTTCGAAGAGAAGTTCTCTGTCGTAAATCGTTCACGCTCTTTGACCAGATCTTCAGCTTTTGCGAAGTTGCTCAGCTGCGCCATGAATCTGTAGCTGGCAGCGTTCTGTACACCTTCCTTAATTGCTTCGTCGTTAATCTTTATTAAGTCAAGCGTCGGGATTAGTGCGTGGTTATTCTCCCCGTATAAGTCGCTCCTGTACTGGAATTTCGTCATCACGCCACAAAACTCCATCTCAATTGCGGCTTTTTGACCGTTTGAGAAGGAATAGCGCAAATACGGTGTTCCCTTGTATTCAACTGCCTCTACGTTTTCCGGAAGCGGACAATACACGCCACTCAACTCACCATATCGGTCATACACCGGAATAATGAATGCCGTGTTGTTTACGTCGAGAATTGTTGAGAGTCTGTACATGAACTGTGACCATGTGTGGAACTCGTTCGGGCCGTGTCTCAATTTCGACTGAAGCGCAGGGCGTCCAGATCCCTGAACTTCTATTTTCAATTTCGAAATGTGACTGGCCCGAGCGTGAATTGCCGCCCGGATCAACTCGCTCTCGTAAACGCCGCCGTGAAAAGTGTTGAATGCCGGCCGGTATCCGTTCAGCAACTTAAACGTGCTGTCGAAATACTCCGGCTCTTTTGGCTTTCTGCCTAACAGCTTGTCCAGAAGTGACATTGTAGCCTCCTAATTTTTCAACTGTTCGTTGATCTCTGAATAATACTTAGCTCTTACTGTAAGCGCGTCAAGCAGTGCAGCCACACCGTCAATATGCGCTGTTGGTGACAATTTGACAAGTCTACCCCTGCCACGCTCCACGTTCATTTTGACCGCGGCGTTGAGCAGGTGTGCTTTCATTATCTGGTTATCTCCAAAGTTGATTCCGCCGTCCTTCATGACACCCTCAAGCTCCTGCATGATCGGCCAGAGGTTATCCCCCTGGAATACGTCATCAGTGTGGAATCCGAACGCGTCGAGATCTTGAATCAAGTACTGGGCTGAATATCTGTCGTATCCAACCTTTAGCGGAAGTATCTCATATTCCTGTACCAGGTTGACCATCCAGTTATAACAGTCGTGGTAATCAACAAAGTTATCACCGGACGGACTCATGAAACCTCTATCAATGTAACTGTAGTATGGCAGCCCGTCTCTTTGCACAGCTTCGTCGATTTTCGCAGCCGGTAACCAGAAATGTGAAAATGCGTTCAGCTTTCCGTCTTTCTCAATAACTACACAGGCCGCCGTTAAGTCGGTTGTCTGTGAAAGGTCGATACCAGCTACACAATAACAGCCCTTGAAGTCCTCAAGTCGAATCTCTTCACCGCAGACATTTTCAACAACTTCTGCCGGCAACCATGCAAGACTGCTATTCTGCTTCAGACAAGCGTATTTACAAATAAACTCAGACTGCCTTGAAGCCGAACCCCTTGCAACCTCGATTTCCTCTAACAGGTAATCTTTAGTAACTGACACGCCAAGGTTCGGATTTGCTTTTTCAAGTTCCTCTATATCATCCCACTTGGTGATATCGTCTATCATGTAGAAAAACGGAAGAAACCGCTTCTCTCCGCTATTCCCCTGAAGCAGCGCCGTCCCCCTTGTGATCAACTCATCGTATACGCTATCATTGATGTATCCAGAAGTTGTACAAGAGAGCATTATCGGCTCAGGCCTTGAACCCATTCCAGATTTCATAACCTCGTACTGCTTCAACCCCTTGTCACCTTCCCACGCTGCAACCTCATCACAGATAACAAGTGACGGGTTAAATCCGTCTGACTTCTTCGCGCTAAAGGCGACTTTCTTCATTGTGCTATTTGTTCCAGGAAGGAATAAGTCTGATTGTCTATGTTTTACATTCTTGGGATCATCTTCCGCGGCTCGATGACTTTCTCTTGCCGCCTGTACAGCTGCCCTTCTTTCTTTCCAATCAGGGTCAAGCTGAATCATCGTCCAAGTGTTATCATATACAATCGCAGCTTGGTCAAGTTTTGGCGCAACATTGTATATTCTCGCTCCGTAACCGCCATCAACCTGCAGCATGTAATTTGCGATAGCTGAGGCAAGGAGTGACTTCCCGTTTTTCCTAGCAATAACGAGGACGATCTCGCGAAATTGCCGGTTTCCTGTTTCTGGGTCTCTTAAACCGAACATCGCGGCGATCATTGCCTTCTGCCACAGTTCGAGCTTAAACGGACCCGGAGCAAGAGGCCCCTCAACGTGGAAGCAATGGTTTTCAATCCAATCAATGGCTTTTTCGGCAATTACGTCATCATAAACGATAATTGCGTCATTTAGCCCATCAATGATGTAATTGTAAACAAGTTTTATCCACTTGCCGACGTTATAGGTTCCGTTTTGGATGCCCTCATAGTATTCCGTGATGTAACTTGCATTCATTGCTCCCTATCTTTCGATAAATCGTTGAAATTCGTACTAATTTGCTGCTTTTCGACAATAAATGCGCGCAATATGTTTTTCTCGAG